GGGGTATATCAACTTTTAGGCGATTTTGTCGCATAATGTCCATTATGGAAGATATATACGGCATACCCATCAGGCTAAGTCCTTGTTTTTATTATATAACCTATAAGTGTGTATACTATTGGTTGTAAAACCCTTGGAATCTGGCTTAAAAATCGGTGTGAAATCCTCGTGCGCGTGGGCGTTGCGGTTAAGAGATTTTCTCACAAAATCTTCCATCGGCTTCTCACCCAACCACTCACTCCACATCCTATCCCACTCGCTATACTTCATTCACAGAACCCTCGATAGTCCTAGCTTCCAGACGCTTTCGCTCTTCCACCGCTTGCTGTACCTTCTTCAGTTCATCTATAAAGCTAGCTTTATGTTCCACCTCGATGCGCTGTGTCTGCTCACCGTACAGCCTCGGAAAGAACTTAGCCATGCGCCATTTAGCCGTATCTATCTCCAGCCTAGCAGATTGCCAATCCGTTTTCTTATCCTTCATATCTTGGATAACCCCATCGATATGGTCATCGATAGCCGTAGCTCTGCTTTCCTGCGCCAAGAAATACTTGTTCCTGACAACCTCATCCTTATTCATAAGATTGTAGAAAGCCTCATAGCTCGGCATATCATCATCCCTGCCAACGCTTCTGGCACTTCTGCCATCGATTGCTATACGTCTAAGAAACTCATCTACGAGTGCTGGTGTAAACTTCATACCCTTATATATCCTTACTATTCTGCTCGTTCAACTGCTGAGTTAAATCAGCCATAATATCTGGTCTATGCTTTCGATAATGCTCACGCATAAACTCTGACAATCCCTTCCACTCTTCCAGCGATAGCATCTTCCTACTACTCACCACCTTGCTCTTATCACCCCACTGCTCGCCCTTAGAAGCCCTCTGAGGCTTCTTAGCTTCGCTTCTGCACCATTGTTGCCAAAAAGCCTTACAAGACACATATGCGGCTTTATTTCCGTTCTTCTCATTCCATAGCCGTACATCCTCAGCAATCTCTGACCAATCCAATCCCTTATCAGATGCATATTGCTTATCAGCATCGTCCAGAACATAATCAACCAGAAGCATTTTATTAGACTTATTTTTTTTGGGTAAATTAGTATTATCTTTATTTAGTATATATCTGTCTTTAGTAAGTGTCGGATTTTCCGTATACGGTTTTTCCGTATACGGTTTTTCAGTACACGGTGAATCTGAGGCTGTGTAACGAGTTTCAGCGAATTTACCGTCAACCTTTATCTGCTCCTTCGATATATAACCATACTGCTCCAACTGAGCCAGAATCCGATACACCTTATCCCTGCCATAATCGAACCGCTTGCGTAGTTCTGTGACCCTGACAACCCAATCATTTGGCTTACTGAGTAAGTACACAATCAACCCCAGATGTTCAGCCGCTAGCCGTCCATCATTAATCAGCGCATTTGGGAGCGTTGAGAACTTCTCCTTCAACTCACTCTTGATAATTAAACTATCGCTCATTTCTATCTGCCACCATCTTGTTAAGCATCCACTGAAGCTCCTGTGACCTCTTCAGAAATCTATCTCTAGATTCGATGAGCGTTTGCTCTCTCTTAGCGTAGAAATTAGACATTCTGGTTAGGCTCTGAGAATAATTCTCCGCCTTGTTATCTAGCTCTTCTTGAACGCCCTTCAGAGCCCTACAAGCCATAAAAAATGATATCTCGTTATACTTCCCAGACCGCATCTGGTTTTCCATTGTTTCGATTAATGCCCTTAATTTATTTTCACTCACCACTCAATCTCCTCAATCTCTTCTTGTGATACCCTAGCATTGAAGGCACTGGCTCTACTTTCTGCTTCACGCCATACCTCTGTATCTGCCTACCGACCCTAATCTCGTAATCCTTAAAATTAATTACCCTATCGTTCAAGAGCCTAAGCTCTTCCTTAAATTCATCTATTGTCACAATATTCTCCCTGTTGGAATTAAAACGCCCACACTCATGTCCTTATCACCGCCCCTAGTAATTTTACCTTCCTCGTAATAATGCCTACACAAATCCTTTAAGAACTCTGTAGGCAGTATCACAACCCTCTCACCGTTCAGAATAAAAGCCCAGTAATCAGCCTCAGTAGTAGCAATACCACTAGGCTTCCCCCTACACTCATACTCAACAAAAATATTACCTGTCTTACTGCTCTTGAAGTCTCGCTTTACCTCAATCTTAGCACCGCGCAGTAAATCACCTAGCCAGACCTCTTCGCCCTGCCCTATCGCTAAGTCATACGCAAAATCGCTGTTGTAATCCATTAAACGCTCTCAGCCTCTAAGCAAATGCCAGCTACACTTGTCTCTAATCCGTCCTGCCGAAACATGACCCTCACAGTTTCCACCTCAAAAAGCAAAGCTATCTCGCAAATTTGCCTATTGTTATACCGCTCTAAACTCTCTGCATAAGTGCAATCATTAACACCAAAGCAAACCATTAGAGCTATATAAAACATTACAATCTCCCAGCCATCATATCCAAGAAGTCCTCTAAGTCTAACACGGCTAAAGCCCTGTTCCTATCCTCAGCAACCACCAAAACATCAGCCCCTAAAAGATTTTCATACAGAAACTTGAACCCTGATTTCCGCTTCTTAGCCTCAATCACCCAAGTCTCCCTGCCCTTCTTGATATGCACATCGCCCTTGAAGCCAGCCGCAGAACCACTCAGAGGAACTCTGTTAGCCTCAAGCTCACGCTGTCTAGCCTTATCAACAATCTCACGCTCAAATCGTGAACCCTTTTCTTTATTGCGATTTGGCATCTAAAAAATTCTCCTGCTCAAATTGTTTCTCCCAAAAAATAGGGCATTGAATTGCATCTATTTTCCTAGCCATAAGTTCTGGGCATTGATGTTTATCTTTAAAATTACGAGCTACATTTGCGCTATCTGCTGAGGCAAATGGATAGTGTTTACCAGCTTGCGCTAACCCTCTAAGCATATGAATATAAGGAATATAATTATTTTTAGACAATCTATTAAATGCTTTATCGCATCTTCCCATCCATATTGAGCTTCCAACATTCCAATATTTCCCAGATGAGCCAAAACAAACTTTTGGGTAATTATCACATAAAAATTCAAGATAATCCAAACTTAGACCCATATGCCAAACAGGTGCGGCTAATTCTTTTTTAAAGGGGAACGTAGATAATAATTTTTTTTGTTGTTCCTCATCGCCATCTATAACATCTGGAATTACCGCCCAATGTGGGTGTCCCAATTTGCCCTCAAGCCAAATATAAAATTCATTATAATTAAATTTTTTACCCTTAGTGAACGCAGTAAAAGCACCATTATCCCACATGATTGCTTGACCAATCTGTAAACAAACAGACGCATCTGATGGATTAGCGAAGCTAACACAAAAATGCTTTCCAGCCATCTTGTACAACTCTGCCCTTGGCGTTAATGGTGTTCCATGATAATGAATCATTTAAGTTTATACCAAACAATAAAAGCACCAAGCATTTTACTTGCAACCATTACAGCAAACCCATACCAACTAAAAAATCCAAGCATTAACATAAATACCGCTGAATCCATTGGTGTACTTACTGCGGAAGATAATAAAACCCTATCTTTTAAAGGTCTTTTAGTTATGTTGTAAATAAACCAATCTATAAATTCACTTATCGCAAAAGCTACCGCACTGGCATAAGCTAAAAATGGGTCTGCTAATATATAACTCAAAATTATCCCAACTATCATAAAAACAATAATTTTATCACCAATTTCTTTTTGAGCTAAATCTCTCAAAACGAAAACAAAACCTACCAGTAACGACATTGGTGCAAACATTTCACCAAAAGGCAACTGTATCATCGGCAGATAAGTAAATCCTAAATTTGCTATTAAAATTGCCAACAAATAATAAATTGAATTAATCATCTTTCTTTTCCCCTTTGTCAAACTCCCTGACCCAATCAATAAGATTGACCTGACCGCCACTCCATTTATAGATGTTAATCATCATTTGACCAGACGGCAAAGACTTCCGATATATATATTGATGGATAGCAACCTGAGTTACATCGAGTTGCCTTGATGCTTCTGCTTGGCTAATCCCCTTCTTTACAAGGTATTCTGCCAGTTTCATAATATCTCCAATAACTCTAAATTAATTCTATAATTAAGTAGATATTATTTTTTTGTTGCAAAGTCAAACGCTATCGATTAATTATGGTTTATAACTTTTGGAGAGTAAAAATGTCAGAACAAGAGAAATTAGAAACCATAAAGAAAGCCTTAAAGTTTGTTGAGGGAGCAATTCAAGAAGCATTGGCTGGAAATAATGATGAGCTACAAACAGCTTTAGAAATTTTGCAAACTTTTGGAGAATCAAAATCTCAATGAGCCAAGCATTAACAAACTTTGCAGAGTTGGGGCTAGACCATTTTAGCCCCTCTCAGCTTAATAAGCCGCTAGCTGTATGGATGTTTCAGTATGTGGCTCTAAACAAAGAGGATAGGCGGCAAATCAAAGTCGGCTATCCTGCTGTCTATGGCACGGCAGTGCATAACGGTACACAGCATTATCTCTGCGATGGGCTAGTGCTAGAGGACGCTGTTGAAATGGCTCTGACCAGCTATGACTTACAGCAAGTCAAAGACACTGACGAGGAGCGCAACACAGCCTATCGGGATAAGATACAGCCAGCCATCGAGCAAGGTATTGAAGCTCTTGGCGATACTTTTGATAACGCAGAATCAGAGAAGCACGTTAGCTTAGAGTTGCCTGATGTTGTGCTACCCATCATCGGATATGTAGATTTCATAAAAGATAATGTGCTGTGTGAATTTAAGACCAAGATAGGCAGAATGAACCAGCCCAAGAAAGACGGCACAAGGTCTTTGGGCAAAGCTCAAATTCCAGATGAGCCTCAGCAATCTCACGTTGAACAGGTAGCCATTTATTCTAAGGCTACTGGTGCTATCCCATCGATAGCTTATGTGAGCCATGACAGGGCTGTGAGGTTTGACCCATTTAACTGTCAGGCACTTCGGGCTGATAACATCGATAAAGCTATTGAGAGAGTGCGTCAGAAGGCTTTGAAGCGTCAGAACTTAATAGCATACTCCAATGACCCAATGGTGCTTGGCGGTATCTTAGAAGCCGATTTTAGCCACCCATTCTACTGGGATGACCCAGATAACATCGAATATGCAAAGGAGATATTTAAGGTATGAGTATTAATAAAAAATACAAATTTCTGAGCGATTGCAGTGCGACTTGGTATGACGAGAAAAATAAGACAGAAATTGATTTTAATGTGCAAATACCATCTGTCCGTCCTATGCAAGCCTGTCAAGCATTTCAAAAATTGTTTCAATATGAGCAGGAAAGCAAAGGCAGAGATTTCAAAGAATTTTATATGATTGATTTCAAATTCAATTTAATCGAGAAGGATAAATTTGATAATGAGTAAACTATTCGCAACCATGTCACAGATTGACATATCCAAAATGACAGAGCGTAAAAACGGCTTTACCTATTTAAGCTGGGCTCACGCTTACAGATTGCTCAGGCAACACTGCCCAGAGGCTGAAATAGTCAAGTCAGTATTTGCTATGCCAGACGGCAGACGGCTACCATACATGGTGGATGAGCAGGGCTATGCTTATGTGCAAGTAACCGTCATCGTAGAGGATTATACTTGTGTTGAGGTAATGCCTGTCTTGAACCACGCTAACCGCCCTGTCCAGAACCCTGATAGTTTTGCGGTTAATGCAAGCCTACAGAGATGCATGGCTAAGGCTATCTCGATGGCAACGGGACTTGGTATTCATTTGTATTGCGGAGAGGATACTGCGGCTATTTCAGCACCTCTAGCACCTCAGCCCATAAAGAAATTAGATACGAGTACGCTTGTGTCTCTTGATGCACAGCTAGAAAACTGTGTGGATATAGAATCCTTAAAGGAGTTGTATAACTCCCGATTGGATTGGACTAAAGAACAAACAGGATTATTCTCAGCCAGAAAAAAGGAGCTAATGTAAATGGCATATGATAATGATATGAAGGGGGCTATGTTCCCAAATGATAAGGGTGATAATCCAAAACGCCCAGACCATCGGGGTGATGTGACAATCGGGGGCGTAAAGTATTCGCTGTCGGCTTGGAACACCACCGCTAAGAATACTGGGAAGCCTTTTATTTCAATTAAGGTATCTGAGTACGTTGAGCGTCAGCCTCAACAGCAACAACAGCAACAACAGCAACAACAGCAACAACAGCAACCAGCACAGCAATCGCTCGTTGATGAAATACCGTTCTAAGAAAGAGCAAAAACTAGCCGCTACCCCAGTTTCAAGATTAGATACTTGTAGCTGGTGTGGCGGTACTTTTAACTGGCAAACAGGGGGAACAGTAAATGGAAATGGGGATATCTTCTGCACAGACAAGTGCTTTGATGCCAAAAGGCACAGCAAACCAGCAAGCTTTGACGAACTTTAAACTGCTGTTAGCGGCTGTAGCAACGGTATCAAGCGTTTCAGCAAACCAAATATTAGGCGATAACCGCGAGCCTAGAATAGCCAGAGCTAGACGAGTGCTTGCCTACTTAGCTGTAAATGCGCTAGAGGCTTCAAAAACAAAAATATCTAAGTTTATGGATTTAGACCCTACTAGCGTTTCCTACATGATAAAAAAAGTAACGCAAGAATTAGATAATTGTGATATTGTCACTACAGATTTATTGATGGATTCTATTAAAGAATATAAAAATACTATTGTGGGCAAAATAACAATGAGCCGAAATAAGCATGATAAATCAATGATTTTGTTAGGGATGTATGATGATGGTATGTTGATTACTATCGATGGTGAGAGTATATTTCACGAAATGAACAGCCGGCAGATGATAGGGCTAGCTATTGAGCTTCTGGAAAGGGCGCAACTTAGTGCGAATTTACCGCAGAAAGAATCGGATTTCCAATAACAACAAGTGCGTCAGGTTCTTGTTTGATGAATTGCACCGACAGAAATGCCCAGAGGCTGATTTCTGCGAGCGAACAGGAATAAATAACAGCACCCTTCGAGGTTGGCGAACCAGAGTAAACCCAAGAGTAAATGACTTAGATTTTGCTTTAAACGTCCTTGGCTACGAAATAGTAGTGCGCCCCATAAAACATGAATAGATTTTTAGCAGGGAAGCTATCCCACACAGCTTATGGGCTGGTAGGTGAGTGCATAGCTATGGCGGCAATACTACAGAGAGGCTGGGGTTGTGCAATGGCACAGCAGGATTCTGTGGACTTGGTGTGTTGGAACAGCGAGAACGGTGATAGCTATTTAGTGCAAGTCAGAAGCTGTCAGGAATCGAGACAGCACAAGAACCGCCTATATTTTCAGATGGGCTTGGGCGGCACAAAAGATGTGAATGGCATTAGAAGAAAACGGATGCCAACCAGAAATGATTTTGATATATTAGCCCTTGTTGCCACCGAACAGCGCACCTGTTTTTTCATGCCTGTTGTTGGTATCAATCAGATAAAAATAACCAAGCAACCTAGCTTCTTTGATAACCCAGAAATCGAATCAGAAAGCTGGCAAAAAACTTTAGAGGTATTGAATGACTATCCCAAATCGCAGACCATGCATAACCACTGATATCGGCTCAAACCTAGCCGTAACGGTTTCCTTCCACCCCCAAACAAATGAAGCTGTGGAAGTCTTTATGACCAAGCGCGGCAATAAGGCTGGCGAATCAGAGCTAGACGATGCCATGTATAAATTAGGCGTTACTGCCTCAAAACTTATGCAAGGAGAGGGTTTAGATGAACTTGGATAAATTACAATCTGAAATCACGGCTGATGAGGGTAGGGTTGATGAGATATACTTATGCTCTGAGGGTCATCCAACATTCGGGATAGGTCATCTCATCGTACAGTCAGACCCCGAATATAAATCATTATGCCTAGATACCTATGTGGGCATTAAAGTGTCTGAGACAAGGGTTAGAGAGGCGTTTGAGGCTGATATATCTGTAGTTCTAAGGGACTGCGAGATACTATACCCAGACTTCTACGAGCTTCCAGAGGAAGCCCAACACATTATAGCCAATATGTGCTTTCAACTCGGCAGACCTCGGCTCTCTAAATTTAAGATGATGAAGGCGGCTGTTGATGCCAGAGACTTCAAAGAGGCGGCTAACCAGATGCTAGATTCACGTTGGGCTAAACAGACCCCCAACAGGGCTGAGAGGCTAGCTAATAGGATGCTAAACTTGGCGATGGAGAAAACAAATGGCACAGAAAAAGTTTGAAGAAGATACGCTGTATTATGAATATGACCTAGATGGTGATGGGATTATCTCTGACGAGGAACTGGAACACGCAAAAGACATAAAGTCAGCCGAAGCTGAATACCGCAAAATGAAAGCTCAGAGAAGAATGGCTACGGCTGTTCTGATATTTATGGCTCTATATACAACCGCAATGTTTCTGCCAATAATTCCAGACGCTAGGATTAAACTGCTAACAGACCTATCCAATCTGTTATATATAACTGGTGGTGGTATTGTTGGGGCTTATATGGGCGTTTCTGCTTGGATGAGTAAGAAGTGATGCCAGAATGGTGGGAAGCACTCCTGTTGGGGCTTATAGGGCTTAACACAGGCATTAATCTATATCGTTGGCGCGAGGATATAAGGAGAAGAAATGATACAAGCTCTAATTGCCCCTGCAAGTAAATTGCTGGATAAATTCATTGAGGATAAAGACCAGAAGAACCAGTTAGCACATGAGCTAGCTACAATGGCTGATAATCACGCTCAGGAGCTTGCCCTACAGCAGATAGAGGTTCTCAAGGCTGATGCTAAGGGGAACTGGTTTCAAGCAAGCTGGCGGCCTCTAATAGGTTGGATATGCGGCTTATCGCTGGGTATCAACTACATGGTTAGCCCGATATGCGCTGGCTTTGGGGTTGTAATTCCTCAAGCTGATATGTCGGTTATGATGCCGTTGCTGTTCGGGATGCTAGGTCTAGCTGGTATGAGGTCATATGACAAGGGCAAGAAAACAGATACGAAATGAAAAGCCCCCAGCGGCTAGGGAGGAAACGCTAGGGGCTTAACAGGAGAGTGTTGATTCTTTATGAGGCTTCACGCTCATTTTGTAAAGGGGTTTGTAGCCTTCTTCTGTATAATTTATCGTAGGCACTCAGAAGGTCTTTTCTAGCCCCCTCGCTCACCACATCTTTATATTGTAGATACACGTTGATAGCATCTGTGACCTCAACGATTTCCTTTGCTGTTAGCTTTTCCATTAGTCTCTCTCCGCTTCATAATCCGTTGCAACTTGGTGTAACTCAGGCTCGGTTGCCACCGCAACTATGGCTAACTCTCCAGCCTCTTCTGGGCTATAAGCTGATACGTTCACTTTGAATATTTGGTAAACCGTGACAGTGTAGCTTTCTTCCATTCTCTCTAGCATTTATCTCTCCTTGTTAAAATTGTAATCAAATATATTTTCTGGCAATACCTTCACTTTGAACAGTTTATTATCAGGATATCTTTTCTTGACGTAATAAAACTTAGCGAAGGCTAGCCGTTTACACAGATATCTGTATTGTTTCAAATCATCTGTCTCATATAAATCACCGTAATTTG